AGGAGTTCCGCCCTCTACGATGTACCTAGCCCATTTGTCGATGCTTGGTTCATCGCCTTTCAAGTCAACGTTAGTACCATTGCCTGAAAGAAATTCTGCTTTCATCAGCTTTAACTGATTGAGCATTTCATCATTCAACTCAGAAGCATTATCAGAATTAAATGCACCATCTGCATCTTTCTGTAATGTAATCTGATTTGAAGTATTCAATACCACAGAAACATTACCTTTATAAATTGCCATTGGACAACTCCTAAATGTAAAGTATCTCAAAGATTACGCGTGAGATATTTCGCTTGAGTTAAGTTTAGCAAACTTTACATATATACAAACCCGAACACTATATACCCTAATAAATAGGTAAATATAAATAATAATGACCAAAATAATTATATACAGGCAAGGGGGGTAGTTGGACTGCGTGCCAACACCCCGCCCCAATATAAGTAAACCTCTCATAACAAGAGCCAAAAAATCAAGATGTAAAGTTTGGGCACTTACCTTGACATCCCCCTTTAGATACACTATTTTTAATTCATGGACACATTACCGTTAAAACATACTAAGTGGTCTGACCGATTAGCTTTTGACATGGCATTGTTACTTGAAGGCTCGGGAGAATCTCTAGATGAGCTGAGAGCTAGGCACCGCATTACTGTTGATGACTTAGTATTATTTAATAAAGATAAAGTCTACTTAAAGAAAGTAGAATCTTACAGAGCTGAGATTGTTGAAAAAGGTATGACCTTTAAACTAAAAGCTCGTGCACAAGCAGAGGAACTGCTAACTACAAGCTGGACTATGATACACAGTCCTGAAACTTCTTCAGCGGTTAAAGCCGATTTAATAAAGTCTACTGTCAAATGGGGCGGACTAGAAACTAACAATACAAACACGGAGGACGCTAGTGGAGGAGTTAAAATTACGATTAATCTCGGGGGGCAAGAGCACCCAACAACCGTCATCGACGCAGAACAAACCTACGAACAACCAGAACCTGTCGCTATTGAAAACGCTAAGTAAGTTTGACACTACAGGCGAAGCAAAAGTTGACACGTTAGTTGAGTATGAAGATATAGCCCATGTCCTACGAGAAAGCGGGCTGTCATTTAAAACAAGAATTGTTAGGCACAAAAAGGGGCCTACTCAGTATTACGTAATTTTATTGGAGGAACTATAATGGCTAAACTATGTGCAAAGGGCAAAGCAGCAGCTAAACGTAAATTTAAAAAGTATCCATCAGCATATGCTAATATGTATGCATCGGGCGTATGCTCAGGCAGAATAAAACCTGGAGGTAAGAAAAGTGGCACAAAAAGGGCTAAAAAAGTGGGTAGGTGAGAAGTGGGTTGATATAGCTAACCCAAGGTCTGACGGCTCGTTTCCACCGTGTGGCAGAAGCAAAGGGGAAAAACGGAAGAAGTATCCTAAGTGTGTGCCGTCTGCTAAAGCAAGAAGTATGTCAGCAGGTAAAAGACGTGCGGCGGTAAAACGTAAACAATCTAAGGATAATACATCTAAAGGGAAACCTGGGTACGCTAAAACATAATGGATATAGATTATACACCAAGTAAAGTATGTAAAGAGTTTATGATGTCTGACGCTAAGATGAGGACATTGATGGGGCCTGTAGGGTCAGGTAAATCAGTAGCTTCTACCTTTGAGGTTATAAGAAGAGCCACTATGCAAAAACCTAACAAACAAGGCATACGCAAATCAAGGGCTGCTATTGTTCGTGAAACAGCTAGACAGCTACAGGATACAACGATTAAAACATTCCACGATTGGTTTCCGCCAGGTGTGTGTGGTACATACATGAGAACAACAAAGACTTACTTTTTTAAAGTAGGCGATGTTGAGTGTGAAATTATGTTCAGGGCATTAGATGATTCAGATGATGTAGCTAACCTGAACTCTCTCGAATTAACGTTTGCATGGTTTAATGAGTGTCGGGATATAAACCCAGACATTGTAGACGCCATGTCAAAACGTATTGGCCGATACCCATCAGCAAAAGATGGGGGGCCTTCTTGGTTCGGGATGTGGGGGGACACCAACCCTCCCACAATGGATACATGGTGGTATTATCAGATGGAACATCTTGACCCCTTAGATGGCGTTTCCCTTAATGATAATGGGTGGGATGTATTCAAACAGCCATCAGGTAGAAGTCCTTTTGCTGAAAACGTAGAGAACTTACCTGAAGGATATTACGATACGCAAGGTAGGTCAGATGAATATATTCGTGTCTACATTGATGGAGAGTATGGATTAAGTACAGCAGGGCAACCTGTGTATAAGTACTTTAGACCTGACTACCATATGGCTGAACAAACTTTACAGTGTATAGCTAATGGAGTTAGGCCGATTGTTATTGGTATGGACTTAGGGCTAACACCTGCAGCCGTTATAGGACAACAAGACCCACGGGGTAGAGTTCTTATACTTGACGAAGCTGTAAGTTTTGATATGGGTATACAACGATTTATACGTACAGTTTTAAAACCTATGATTATAGAGAAGTATGCAGGTAGTCCTGTGATAATTATTACAGACCCTGCAGGAATACAACGAGCCCAGACTGATGAACGTTCAGCTGTAGATATAATAAAAGCTGAAGGATTAAAAGTTATGTCAGCCAAAACAAATAACGTATCGGCTAGGCTTTCAGCCGTAGATGATTTTCTTATGCGTCAAGTAGATGGCGACTCTGCATTCTTAGTAGACCCTAGATGTACAAGACTAAAAGCTGCAATGATGGGTGGATATAGATTCCATAAGAAAAATGGAAGTATAGACAAGAATAAACATTCGCACGTAGCAGAAGCTTTACAGTATTTAATGTTACACATTAATACAACATCTGATGGGTTTATGATACAACGACGTGATGTTAAATCTGTTGCGTCAGGTGGCTGGACATGATACGTTCAAATAAAGTCGGTTTACTCATTTGTCTGACTTGGTAACTATTTTCCTCATATGTATAGTTACTGCCTTTCTGGTTCCCCTGTTATTCATGATTAGACAGGGGAACTTTTTTATAGTATCGTTAAAATTATTTAGGGAGGTAAATTATGCCTGGATATAAAATGAAGAATGGTTCTAAGAACTATATGATTAAAAGTTACGAGAAGGGTGGACTTGTCGAAACTAAAAAATATGAAGACGGAAAAATTGTTGTTGCGAAAGCACCTGTTAAAAAAGAAAATATAGTTCCTGCTATAGGTGAAAACTATTCCAAAGTATATGATAGTAAAAGTGTTCATAGGTTTCATTTTGATGATGAACCTAGGGCAACTTATGATGAAATAGGGGGAATACCTAGAATGATGTATGAGAAAGATGTTAAAAAAAGTATGGCTGATACAGTAAAAAAAGCTAGAGATGCTAAACCAAAATAAATTATGGTATTACAAGTAATAGGTAACGAAGAGCTCGTTAAAAAAGAAAAGGAAGAAGCTCAAAAAGCCATGGAAGAAAGGCAGAATGAAGCAGTCATTTTAGGGCTTGCTTCATATATGCGTGAATGCTGGGATGCAGCTAGACAAGCTAAGAAACCTATAGAAAATATAATGCTCAAAGGTCTCCGCCAAAGAAACGGAGAGTATGAAGCAGACAAGCTTGCACAAATACAAGCTCAAGGTGGCTCAGATATATACATGATGATTACGGAAGTTAAATGTAGAGCTGCCGAAAGTTGGCTTAGAGATATACTTTTAGATACAGGAACACCACCATGGGATATACAACCCACCCCAATACCAGAATTATCACCCCAACATTTAGAGGAAGTGCAAAATGCTTTTGCTGCACAAGTAGTTAAACTTGTTGAAGAAGAAGGACAAGCACCAACTCCTGATAAAATGGAGCAGCTAAAAGAAATGGTGGCTCAAGATTACAGATTTAAATTATTGCAAGCTGCTGATACTAGGGCTAAAAAAATGAAAGTAAAGATACAAGACCAGTTTGCACAAGGCGGTTGGGGGGAATCTTTCAATGATTTTATTACAGATTTAGTTACGTACCCATGTGCTTTTATTAAAGGACCTATTGTTCGTAGGCAAAGAAAATTGTCTTATATTCAAAATGAAGAAGGTAAAACTACTGTTCAAGCAGATGAAATAATAGCCCCAGAGTTTGAAAGAGTAGACCCGTTTAGGATGTACCCTGAACCTGGGGTTACTAACATTAACGATGGTTACTTATTTGAACACCACCCACTTAGCCGTATGGACTTGTCGGATTTAATTGGCGTGCCAGGTTACGATGAAGAAGCAATTAAAAAAGTATTAGAAATAGGTAATGGACAATCTTGGATTAACGAGGATGTAGAGTTAGCTAAAGATGAAGAAGAAAGAAAGTTTCATGCGTTTGACAGACCTACTGAAGTATTTGATGCCCTAGAGTTCTGGGGGAAAGTAAGTGGTGAAATGCTAAAAGAATGGGGCTTAGAAGATGAGAACCAAGAAATAGATGACTCTCGTGAATATGACACTAACGTTTGGATTGTGGGTAATTATGTAATAAAAGCAGTACTTAATTATGACCCATTAGGTGAAAAGCCTTACGCTAAAACTTCATTTATTAAACATCCAGGAGCATTCTGGGGTAAAGGATTACCAGAGATTATAGAAGATTTACAAGGTGTATGTAATGCAGCAGCCCGTGCATTAGTCAATAACATGGGTATATCAAGTGGCCCACAGGTTGAAGTAAACCTAGAAAGGATTCCACCTAATGAAGATATTACACAAATGCACCCATGGAAAATATGGCAGGTTACTAATGACCCACTGGGTTCTAGTTCTCCTGCAGTTAGGTTTAATCAACCTAACGATAATGCAAACACATTAATGGGTGTGTATGAAAGATTTAGTAAATTAGCTGACGACCATTCAGGTATACCATCTTATTTACAAGGCGACATAAACGTGAAAGGAGCAGGACGGACAGCGTCTGGTCTTTCTATGTTGATGGGGTCTGCAGGAAAAGGTATACGTCAAGTGGTTATGCACATAGATAGTGATGTTATAAAACCTGTTGTGCACAGACAGTTTGTGTATAACATGCGATATGATGAAGATGAATCAATTAAAGGTGACGTAGAGATATTACCAAAAGGTGCAATTAATCTCGCAGTTAAAGAAACTGTTAACGTCAGAAGAATAGAATTTCTTAATGCAACTGCCAACGAAATCGACATGGGTATCGTTGGTAAAGAAGGCCGTGCAGCGATACTTCGTGAAGTGGCTAAAAGTTTGCAAATGCCTGTGGATGAAATCGTTCCTTCTAGGGAGAAAAACACTTATCTGCAAGAGTTGACTGCAAGACAACAGGCTGAGGCCCAACAAGCCCAACAGCCTTCAATGAAAAGTGGTACACCAACTCAACCAGATGGTAGCCCAAAAGGCGGAATGGATGGAAACACAGTTAACAACCGTAGCATTGGGAGGAAGTCATGATAAGACCAGACCTTAAAGTTGTTAAGTCTCTAGCAATAGTTGAACGCCAACACTCTGATATATTAAAATTTTTAGAGGAATGGCAGAAGCATGAGTTAGACCAGCTACCAAATGTTACACAAAACGTGGCACTTGCACAGGGACGGTGTCAGGTTTTGAAAGAGTTAGTGGAACTCATTAAAAAGTCCCCAGACTATACGGCAAAGTCATGAGACAGCTGTTAGACAACGCACACCAATAGGAGCGAAACATTATGGCAATACCAAAGCAAGTTCAAAAACAATCTGAGGATGTACAAGCATTGTATAAAGAACTCAATGGAGAAACAGAGAAGAACGCTAAAGAAGAGAGTGTAGAAGAAAATACACCAGAAATTGAAGCTAAAACTGAAACTGAAGTACCTGTTGAAGAAGATACAACTGCATCTTCCGACAGTGTAGAAGAACAAGCACCCAAATCTGATGCTGATGAGCACAGCACTTCAGATAGTAAACAGAATAAAGATACATGGGAACAAAAGTACAGGACGCTACAAGGCATGTATAATAACGATGTTCCACGATTAAATTCGGAGAACAGAGATTTAAATAGTCGCGTAGCCCAACTAGAAACTTTGCTAGGAACAGTTAATAAAAAAGAAGCACCTGCTGAAGCACCAGTCGAAAAGTTAATTACTGAAGACGATGTTAAAGAGTACGGTGATTCTATAGATATTATGCGTAAAGCAGCAAAAGAAGAATTTGCACCAGAATTGGCTCGTGTAAATCAGTTGGAAGAAAACCTCAAACAGTTACAAGCTGTGGTACCACAAGTACAACAGTCTCAAAAATCGACTGAGGAAAAACAATTTTGGAATATGTTAACCCAAGAAGTACCTAATTGGAATGAAATTAATAGTAATCAAGACTTTCAGTCATGGCTGCTTGAAATTGACCCTCTAACAGGTATTAATCGCCAAACCTATCTAGCGGACGCACAAAAAAAACTAGATGTTAATAGGGTGATTAAATTTTTTTCTACTTATGAACAGGCTACAGGTACTGCTAATGATGCTCGTGAGACCCGCAGTTCTAATTCAGAACTAGAGAAACAGGTGGCACCAGGGCGAGGACGCTCTACGAAACCTACTGCTAGTGAAGGCAAAACATACACACCAGCTGACATTAAAAAATTTTTTGAAGATGTTAGATTTGGAAAGTATAAAGGTCGAGATGAAGAACGAGGGAAAATTGAACGTGACATTTTTGCTGCACAGCAAGAAGGTCGCATAAAATAATGCGTAAATAACAGGAGGCTATTATGGCTTTTGCGACATCACCAGGTCATCCTTCTTATACAGGTAATTTTATACCTGAGATTTGGTCTGGTAAGTTGATTGAGAATTTCTACGATGCTACAGTGCTCGCAGCAATCTCAAACACTGACTATGAAGGTGAGATTCGTAATATGGGCGATACGGTTAATATCCGTACAACCCCTGAAATCACTATTCAAACTTACGTCAAGGGACAAACGCTTGCGGTTGAAAACCCTGACAAAAATAAACTACAACTCATAATCGACAAAGGTGAATACTTTGCTTGTGTTGAAGATGATGTTGACCAAGTACAAACAGACATAGCTCTTATGGATATGTGGTCTAAAGACGCTTCAGAGCGTATGAAGATTAAAATTGACGATAGAGTATTGACTGACTTATTAACTGATGTACATGCTAGTAACAAAGGACAAACAGCTGGAGCAATCTCTGGTAACATTGACCTTGGTGTAGCAGGTACTCCAGAAGCCCTTGATAAAACTAATGTCATTGGCAAAATTGTTGATATGGGTACAGTACTTGACGAAGCTAACTGTCCTGAGCAGAATCGCTTTTTAGTGATACCTGCTAAGATGGCTGGTTTAATCAAACAATCAGACTTAAAAGATGCATCTATTACTGGAGATGGTTCATCTCCATTGAGAAATGGTCGTCTAGGTATGATTGATAGATTTACAGTATATGTAAGTCACAACCTTTACAAGAACGGAAGTGAGTTTAGCGTTATTGCTGGGCACACAATGGGGTTCACCTTTGCGTCACAAATGACAAATATGGAGACAATTCGTTCAGAAACAACATTCGGGAACATCATTCGTGGTCTTCAAGTTTATGGCTATAAAGTCGTTAAACCTGAAGCTCTTGCTACAATGATTGTTACTGTGTAACTTAGGAGGACTAAAATGGCTGCATATACAGATACGCATGGCTTTGATAAAGGTTCTGCGGCACACCCTGCCAAAGGCATTAACAAAGTCGGCTATATCGAAGTGGAATTAAATTTCGCTACAATAACTGCGGACAGAGTTACAGCAGGTGCTACGGCACTAGCGGCTGGAGACTCTCTTCAAGTCCTTAATATACCAGCTAACACATTAGTGCTAGCGGTAGGAGCAACTACTACAACTGCAGAAGGTGCAGCATCAACGTTTGACCTCGGTCTTACTGGTGGTGATGTAGATGGTTTTGTTGACGGTGGCGATGCCAACTCAGCAGGAACAACATCATCAAACGGTGCACTTTTAAGTGGTGACAATCAAAGTCATTATTTTGCAACTGCAGACACTATTGATATGCTTATTGGTGTATCAGGTGCTGTAACAGATGCTGCTGTAATTAAGGTGTGGGCGGTTATTGTTGACTGTTCATAATAAAACATAGCAACGGTCGGGGGGTAACTATAACCCCCCGACTAAAACATAGGAGGTAAAAATGGCAGGAAGATGGTTAAGAAATAAAAAAGATGGTGAAATTTATGGGTGGAATCAAATACTCGCAGATAATCCATTAACTGAAGAAGTGACTGAAGAACAAGCATTTCCAGAAAAATTTATGACTAAAGAACAAAAAAGTCGTAAACCAAAAGTTAATTTAGAAACTAAAAATTTACCAAAGAAAAAGAAATCTGATAAGGTAGAATTAGAAGAAGAAGTTACACGTAGTATTAAAAAAGCTACTAAAGGTAAAAAATGATTTTAAATGATGTCATTACTGAGGTTAGAAGAATGTTACAGGATGAAAACTCACCTCAAAGGTATTCTGACACAGTGCTTTTAGGGTTTGCAAACCAAGCTTTAAGACGTATTGCGGTACTTAGACCTGATTTATTTGCAAAAGTAAGCACAATGACTTGCACAACAAACGAAGCTATACAGTCAGCACCTACTGACTCACTACGTATTATGGAAGTTTTTTCCGTAAGCGGTGGTAATGGATGTATAGAAGTTAACAGAGAGTCATTAGACCAATCATATCCGCAGTGGATGAATGATACTGCAGGGGCAACAGTAAATTGGATGAGGCATACAAGAAATGCTAACAAATTTTTTATATACCCTAAAGCTCCAGCAGGGCAAGTATTAGATATTGAATACTCACAGAGCCCACCTACTTATGATGGCACTACAACAGTTGATTTATTATCAGATGCTTATTTTCCAGTGGTGGTCGATGGAACTATATTTTTAGCTGAATCAGTTGATAATGAACATGTAAATTCAAATAGAGCATCAATGTTTTATAAATCAATGATAAATGCGTTAGGGTATAATGCTCAATCTAGACTTCTTACAGATACTGAAGACGCTGGATTACTTAGCAACAAACAATTACAACAAGAGGATTTATCATAATGGCTGGGACTAGAACATTTCTTAGTATTGTAAATAGATTATCACCTAGTGTCCCTGGGTGTCCTAATCCAATCATAGAGCAATACGTTCGTGATGCAGCGATTGAAGCGTGTGAACGAACTTTGGCGTGGAGGTACGAACAACCACGAATACGTTTAGTTGTAGGGGCACATGATTATGCTTATGAATGCCCAACTGATGCTGAAGTGCATGCTTTTATTACAGCTACAGTAAATGATGATAGACTAACGCCTGTTACACTAGATAAATTATATGATTTATACCCTAAATGGCCTAACCAACCTACTACATCAAGAGCAAAACCTAGGCATATAGCACAATTAGACCCTGACCATTTTTCTGTGGCTCCTATTCCAGACGACGATGAGTCATATGATGTACGAATGATTGTATGCTTAAAGCCTTTAAGAACAGCAACAGATATGGATAAATCAGTTTTAGATGAATTAGAAAATGTTGTTATGCATGGAGCACTCCAACATTTATTGGTGCTACCAGATAGAAGTTGGAGTGATAGAGAACTAGCTTCGTATCATGCGAAACAATTTATATTTAAATTGCAAGAACGTAGAGCTAGGGCTAATTTAGGTGCGGGTAGAGCTTCAATGAGAGTTCAACCCGAAAGATTTTAAGAGGTAACTTATGGCAGATGTAATTAAATTAGTAAAAGGAGATGAATTACCGTTAATTGTATTAACGCTAACTGATGATGTAGCAAATACAGCATTAGATTTATCTGCTGGAACTACTTCGGTATCTGTAAAATTTAGAGCTGTAGGTGGAACATCAGTGTTATCTACAATAAGTTGTGCAAAAACAACAGATGGCTCAGATGGAAAAATACAATTTAGTTTTTCAGGCGGCGTGTTAGATGTTGCTGAAGGTTCGTATGAAGGAGAGATTATAGTTAATTATAATGGTAGCTTACATACAGTATATGATTTATTAAAATTTAGAGTAAGGGGTAGTTTCTAGTGGCTAATATAAAACTTACATCAGCTTTAGCAGCAACAGCCATATCATTTACAGTAAGTGTTAGCAGTATTTCTTCTGCTGTATCTGGTGAAACAGAAGTTATTGCGTCTTCAGCTTTAGGAACAAGCATATCATTTAGTCATGAATTAATACCAACTAGAACTATGGCGGGTGTTTCGGTTAGTTTATCAGATTTAGTTACTTCAAAAAGTATTACACATCCGTTAACAGAAACATCATCTATAACAGAAGCTTCAGTTATAAATGTAAGCCAAGTTTCTACTGATTCATTTTCCGTATCAGATGCTCCAGTATTTAATCTTTCACAAGTTCTAGCTGATACTGCTAGTATTTCAGCGACCCCAAGCAAAATTTTTCAATCTGAAGTTGATTTTGATTTATCTGATTCTGATATAGACCCA